GAGTGCGACGGCAATGGATTCTTGCGAGGCGACGACGGGCAGGTTGACTGCCCCATGTGCGGCGGGCCAGGTGAAATAAAGATCCGCAAATCCATCATCCATGAAGCGGGCAACCTTATCACCGGAGATCGCGCGGAGACGCACGGGCCGGTTGACGAAAATTTTGAAAATATTGGTGCGTTGTGGGCGGGCTATTTAGGCACGCCAGTATCCATGCTCGACGTGGGAAACATGCTCACGCTGTTGAAGATTGCGCGCACCAAAACGAACCCAAAGCACCGCGACAATTATGTTGACGGCGCGGGGTATCTGGCCCTCAACGGCGAAGTCAATTTAAATGAGGAGAAGGTATGAAATGGTTCACGTGCAAACGGCGGCGAAAGGTATCAATGGTAACGAATCTATTGTTCCCGCAAATAGCGATGTCCGCCCACCGCTCCGACGCATTGCTATTAAAACCAAGCCAAAATATGTTTGGGAAATCACCGAACATTGCCCGTCATTTGAAGGTTCGACAGACCCGCTCGCAAACATAAGACAGGCGGTTGAGGACGGCAGCATGGTGATGTTCACGCGAAAAATTGCGCCGTTTCATTTTGAGTTGTGGGCGAGGGCACGATGGTAGACTGCGACTGGTGCGGCGCTGTCACCCGTGTTGCTGACGGTCGTTGCCTGTCTTGTGGATTGCCGTTGCATCCGCATGAAGAACTAACGGTCAAGAAGCCGTCCGCAAAATATCCGCAAAAAGAAGATACACAGCAAGTCAATTGACATACACAACGTGTCACTATATGACTGATAAGGCGCTAACTTGTTGATTTTATTTGTGTATAAAACAGGCTCATAACCTGAAGGTCGTTGGTTCAAATCCGACCCCCGCAACCACTTACAAATCAACAAGTTAGCCGCTCTTCTGGGAGCGGCTTTTTTGTGTTCAGCCGCATCGTATTTGCGGATGTATCACAAAAAACGCTCCGGATAGTGACCGTTAGTGTTGCCATATGTAACATTGTGTTATATATGCTGGTACAAAGGAGTGTGGTTAATGGCAAAATATGTAGAACTAGGGCCGGGTCAATGGCGCATTGATATGCGGAATACGTCGTATGCCGGGCCGAAAGAACAATTGTTTAAAGGTACGGAAGCGGAAGCCGCAGCTGAATTAAAACGTCGCATTGAAAAAACGCAGCGGCGCGATAGCCGTGACGGCGCACTGCTGCCGAACGACAGCCCCACGATACTGCAAGCGTGCCAAGAATTTATGAGGTTGCAAACGCAGCGCGCGGCACGCGGCGATATCGGTAAGGGAAAGAAATCGGAGGAAGGGAACAAGCAACGCCACATTAATTATTTTTGTGCGTTGCGTTACCGCGTGGGTACGACCGACAAGATGAAGATTGGTCACCTCGACGCTGACGACATTCGCGACACGTTTGTCGAATGGATGCGGGTCAAAGCAAATGGCGGTTCTGGGTACGCCCTGGAAACCCAGCGCAATACAATGGTGACGATCAAACAGATGCTGGACTGGTGCGTCGAGCGGCAGTACATCCCCTTCAACCCTGCACGCTCAATCACCATCAGCTTCCGCAACCGACCGATACCAGAGGTTCGACGCATCCATCCGTCAGAGATGGTTGCCGTCATAAACGCAGCGCCGGAAGCATACCGGCGGCAGATTATGTTTATGGCTTATACTGGATTGCGTCGGGGTGAGACGCTTGCGCTGACTTGGAAGCACGTTGATTTTGATAACCAACGAATTTTGGTGCGGAACGCAATCAATGCTAACGGCGAGCTTGGACCGCCAAAAACCAAGAAATCTAACCGAAGCGTGAAGATGCCAACAAGCGTCAGCAATATGTTGCGCGAATGGAAGATGTCGCAGCCGTTGGAAATTAGAAAGCGCAATTTGGTGTTCCCAAATTCTTTGGGAAATTATGCGGACGGCGACAATTGGAGAAATCGCGGATTAAACGTTGCAATACAGCGAACGGATTATCCTGCTGAACCGATGACGCTTCACGATCTTCGTCACTTTTATGCGTCGTGCTTGATCTTCGACCATCGCACCAGCGACGCGGAAGTTGCCGCACTGCTAGGTCACGCCGATATAAATCACACGTATTGGCAATACGCGCGTTACTTTGAAGAACGGTCAAGCGCCATGTCAGACGGTGATGTGTTGGATGATATCCTGGGAGCAGGGCGATGAACAAACTGCAAAAAAAAGTTACGAAATTTAAGAAAAATTTGGAACGCGTGAAAGAAATTTACGAATGCATGGATCAGCGTTTTTCCGTCAATCCACAAATTGTTCTTTGGCGTTTGCGATACCGCGCGATTTATTTGTTTTCCGCCATGGGGCTTTGGCTTTCACAGCATCCTGACGAAATGGTGAAAGGCGCGCACTACGGTCAAACGATTAAAAAATGGCGAAATACCACTAAAGTCGGTGGTCCGCTGACACGAGTAATAATGATGACGTTGTCGACTCAACCAAAGGCAACTGTCGCAGAATTAGAAGTGCTATGCGCGCCATATGGGAAACGGACTGCGCTAAAAAAACTTTTGAAAGAAGGCGTTGATTTGCAGCTTCTTCGCTCAACTTGCGAAGGTTACGAAGCGACTGATCTGCTGATTGACGAAGCGTTTGATCGCGTGATTTTTAAAATTCTTGACGATGATGTCGTCGCGTTCTGCGAATTCGTCGTTATGATTGAAAATCTTCGCAAAAACGCAAGAAGCGTCGGTGACCTCGAACGCCAAAACCGTCTTAGCGCAAGCCGCAAAAGTTTGTCTGAAGAAATTTTTCATGGCGAATATGATGACATAATTTTGGGAGGGTTGTTAGGCGACAAGGACTAGGTCGCAGCGCGACCCATTTCGGGTCGCCCAAAGTCCTAGAATTTCCGAAAGTTTTTTTTCAACATCTATGAATGAAAATAGATACAGAAAAAACTGACGATTATAGCGACGTTTTGATTGAGAACGAGGCTGGTGGCAAATTTTCGTTTTGCTTTGAAGACGCGAAAGCCGCCGATAAGTTCAGCGCGGAACTCCACGATTTGATTGACCGCTACCGGCCTCGGTAGCGGTTAATCTTTTCTTCATTTCGTTGATTTGATGCGCTTGCGACACGTTTGTCATCATGCCCATCATGGCAACGTGGACGCAGCCGCTCGCCGTCAGCAGCAGCGCCAGCAGCATTCCGATGAAGATCAAAGCGCCCGAGATTGAACCATGGCTGCCGCGCCAGCGCTGCGGCTGGTTCATTTAGTCAAACCTTTTTGCTTTTCGTAAGTGCGGAGTGAACCAATCCCCAGCAGACCAAGTAGCACCGTCATCAATTGATCCATGTCGAAGTCGACCGGCGGCGGGAAGTGATGACCAAATATCTGTCCGACCCAGGTAACGAGGGGGAAGACGACAAAGTGAAAAGCAAACGCCAAACTGCAACACCAGCCGACACTCGGACGCCAGCCGCTGATAAATATTGATCGATGCGCCGCCTCAACCTTATTGATTTCTAGGTTGCCAAGCTGCCCTGCTACCGCAGCGTCAATCAGCTTGCTTTCAAGTTCCTGTTTTGCCTTTTGCGCGCCCGCCTTATCAGGCACCAGCCTGTCAACGACCTCGCCAACCATCGGCATGATTGCGCTGATTAAAGGAATCATCTCAACATCTCCATCGTCTCATGCCAGGAACGGGTTTCGTTTTCCACGGTGAAATCCGAACACCAAATCCGGGTATTTTTAGCGGTAATTTCGCTGATGTGCTTAAACAGGCAAGTCCGGGTCGGCAAAGCGACGAGGCACACAACATCGCAGTCAGCGCTTTTAAGTTTGGTTTTCGTTTTGCTGCCGGTGTTTGTCGAAAACGTGTATTTGGCGTTGTTGATCGAATAAACGCCGGACGCGGCTTTGACCTCTAACCTGTAGCTTTTCTCATTGAGAAAAATTGCAATATCAAACCCGTCTTGATTGCTGATCGCGGATTGAACGCCCAGTCGCTGAAGGGCGGCGGCAGCAATAAAGTCGCCCGCCCGCCCGACATATGTATTCACGCCAAAGCGCGCATTCGGTCGATCAGGCGGTTTGCGCGATTGGGAACTTGACGCGCCCAACGGCTGTCGAGCATTTGATTTGCGGCTTCGGCAAAATCATCGCGATGCACTGCGTTGATCATGTTTTTGAATTTCCGCAGACGCGGCCCGCCGAGGTTGAACGCCATATTAGCGAGGATGCATTGCGCCTCGCCTGGCAGCTCTTCCCAATTCACGAAAATATTCTGGCAATCTTCTAAGCACGTTTTGATGTCAATTTGAAACCAAGCGTTGACCCGTTCGCTGTCGACGACGGTGCCGACTGGCTGCGTGAATTCCGGATCGTCTGGCGTTAACAAATGACCAATTCCGGCAGTCGGCAGGCCAAGATGGTCGAGGTAAATTTCATGCCGAACGCCCTCGTCTTGCTCTAGGTCTTTCCGCAATCGGTCAATCATTCGACAAGCCCGTAGTGTTTACCGTTATGGAGTTTTTCCAATTTCGACACTCGCTCAACGATCAATGGAATTGTTTGTCCCTCGATCTGCGTTATTCGGACGCTGTGGTTTTCTTGAATGCGCGTAGCCTCGCGAAGCTGCGGGGGGCTGTTGATCTCGCGTAACGTGTCAACGGCTTTTTGAATTGTTTGCGTCGTCACATTATTCTGATCGAGATTTGTGTCGAGCGCTGCCGACTTATCTGCAAGCGCAGAAATTGACTTTTCCAATTCGGCAACCTTCTGCCGCACAACCACCGCCGACGTAAGAATGGACGCAGCCATACCGCCCAGCGTGATCAGCATTCGCGCGTCAAGTTCCATCAAAAAACCTTTGAATAAATCCAAGCGGAAAATCTGGCGAGATACCACAAAATCGTCATGGCTGCTGCGACCTCTGGCAACCACTCAAAAAAAGCGGCGAATCCTGTCAGACCCGCCGCTGCGTCGCCGATATTTTTGGGGTCAGTCATAAGTCGCTCAACTCCCGTCCAACGACTAAAACGCACGCCAAATTTCGCGACCGAAGCACAATCACAAAATCCTGATCCTTGACATAAAAAAGCACGACCGAACTTTTGCCACTGCTGTTTTCACTATGACCCGATGCTCGCGCGGCAAATCCATCGCGGGTCAAATAAGCCTGTAAGGTCGCAGGCACGTAACAGGGGCCGGTCGCCGTGAGCGTGTCAACGCGCTTAATCTCGGCGCTTGCCGTGCAAGACGCGAGCAAAACCACAACCAAGGCGACGAGTGCTTTAGTCATCGCTCACGGCTTCGTCGGCCAAGACGGGTTGGCGGGGTCAGA